AATTGCAATAATACTAGACCCATTCTTTTTAAAGCTGGTTCTATAGAAGTACTCATCCATTGTTTTATTCTCCTAGTTCCGTATTCATCCATAGCTAACATACCTCGATATGTTTCAGTAGCTCCACCAGAATCACCCATCATAGAGCTATAAATACCCGCTAGATATTCCATATCTCCTTTTCCTTCTTGAACTATCTGAAAGAAAGCATTTGATAAAGGTGCTGGCATTACAGGAGTAGGTCTTTCACCACCAGCTCTAACAGGAAGTAAGGCTCCCGGACTAGAGGAATACTTTTCCCAATTAGCAGCATCTATAGACCCTTCTTCATACATCCATCTTAATGAAGAACCTAATGACGCATTATGCACCATTATTTGATGAGATTTATTTATCTCTTGCTGTTTACCTATTAATGGCGATACAGCGCTAATTGGAAATGGTGTTCCTGTCCATTTAAAATGAAATGGTATTACAGGATATTCAGTTATAGTATCTGGAAGCATAGCTTCATATAATAATTTATCACCTACTACGCAAGTTTGTTTAATCCTTGTATTGTAGAACTGAACTTGCTCTACTATATTTTTAGCAAATTCTTGATTTTTAATTAATTCTTTAAATTCCTTTTCAGTAACAACTTGATTTTCTACTTTAGAAGCTTCTGCTTGAAGTTTACTCATACATTCTTGCTGATATGCTTTTAATTGCTGCTCTTGCATATCTTGAGCTTTTTTCATTTCAAGCTCATATCTTTCAGGTAACATTCCTCCAGCTTGGACAGCTTCTTGCATTTGTTTCTGCTGTTCTAATAATTCAACTTCCATCTCCATTTTCATTTCTTTAATCATTATATCGCATTGTTCTTTTAATGCTCGTAATGTTTTTTCATCAGGAGGTACTCTGTAAAATACACTTATATAGGAAACCTTTACTTTTTCATATACTTCAAAAAATTCACATAACATATCTGCTTCACCATCGGCGTCTAAAGTTTGGCTAGTTGAAGTTGGATCATTATATATAAAAAGCTTCTGATTTGAATCGCCTGTTCTTCTTTGAGTATAGGTATTATTTGATTGCTGATCACTACTTGAGGCATTTATTTTTCTTTTATATTCAGGAAAGATCTTCATTAAATGATTTTTAGGAAGAACTTTTCTAATCATAATATATGCAGCATCTGAAAATAACATGTCTCGAGATTTAGAATCTACATATAAGTCAAATGGTTCCGGTTGTTGTAATGTAACTTCCCCCATTCCATTATCAGCGTCTTTATCTACAGTAATCATCATATATCCAACTCCTTTTGTAATAGAGTCGTTTATAGTGTTATTATAGAGTGTTGCTCCGTTGGAAAGTCCCCAAATATAATCAGCTAAATCGCTAAATACAGCTGCTACATCTGAATCACTACCATCTACTCCTATAGCTTGCCACCTAGGATTGTTAGCTGTAGCATAAAAGTTTAACATTTCTACAACAGGCAATATCCTGTTTATAGTAAATGTTGGCATACCTTGATGTTCTAATGAATCTTTTTCATCTTTTGTTAATTGTTCGTCATGTGCAAACTCGTATCCCTTTTGGTTAACTCTTTGCCATTGTTGTCTACTATATTCATTAGACATTTGATAGAGTTGTTTTATTTGAGATACTCTATTTAATTTAGCCATTAATAACCCTCTTTCAATTCTTTTAAATTTTGCAAAGCTGTTGTATTATCTATTTCTGCAGATATGTTTTCTATTGGATAATCAAATACATTAAAGCCTTTTAAAGGGCTCTCTCTATCCATTTTATCTAAAACAGCTCTTGTCTCTAAGGACCTTGGCATTCTATTTTCTGTATTTTTATAAAATTCATGCTTTATTCCGTAGCCTTCACCTTCAGGCATTTCTAAAAACTCATTTATAATATCAAGGCGAGGTCTTTTGTGATACTCTAATTCTTCATCAGTTAAAACTGATCCTTGACCTAAACCTTCTAAGGCATCTGCATATTTATGAGACAATTCTAATCCCTTTACAATATCAATTACATCAGGATCCCCTTGATGTCTATTAGAATACTGATACTTTTGTGTCTGACTTGGCCGAGGATGATCTTCATACATTGTTCCTTTAAAATCATCTAAGATAGTTCTTTTATATAAATCTATCATTTTTGGTTGCCAAGTAGGATCTGTAGCCATAAATTCTCTTGCATTTTCTAAGGCATGTTCATAATATGTTGAGCTAATACTAAGACCTTTTTCACGACCCTCAAAGTTCAACCATTCATATATTTCTTCAGGGTTATTGATAGCTTCATATGGAGCTATAACGTCTTCCCATGACTGATTTTTACTACGGTCAGAATGCCTTGGATTTAATCTCGCATGACTAATAGTGTTATGCCTATATTTTTCTTCATCAGTCATCGCTCTACTTGACTGTCTGTTTGCCTCTAGAACATGTATCATTTCATGCCCTAAAACGCTTTCTCTATCGAGAGGTTTATTTTTATTAAGTCTATCAAGATCTTCTACTAAGCCAAGTAATTGGCTTTTCCCAGAATTTATTAATATATTAGGATAATCATATCGCCCTGCTGCCCCAAAGATGGTAAGCTCATTGTCAGGGTTTAGATTTTTAATCTTTACTTCTCCACCAGTAAGTCTCTTTAACTGATCATCGACCGCTTGTGTTCTATCAAGAGCCATATCCCACAATTTATACTTAGATGTATCCCACCCGTATTCTTTATCAGACATTATGCTGTTACCCAGCTTTTTGCTTTAGGTTTTGGTTTAGACCATTTTCCTTTAGCCTCAGATAGACCTGTTGGAGGATGTGAATGTTTACAGGCATATGCTAAAGCATCAATCGTATCGTCATGAGACATTCTAGGACCAAATGTAGTTATCTCTCTATCTAAATCGTAATGTGTTTTTTTAATATGTATTTGTCCTACTGCAAATCTTTGAGCTAATATTTCTTGTATTCTATCTCTTTTAGACATTCTATTGCCAGGTTTCTCTTCTTTAAATGAAATAATAAATTCATTCCTTCGTCTCATTTCAGCTCTTATAGTCTGGAATACAGGTTTAGACATTGACGTATCTTCAATAGTAAATAGAGATGGTTTATAAAATTTAGCGTAATCAAATAAGTAATCTACTATTCCTTTTTTATCTGTGCCTGGTATACCTATAACAGGAAGAGATCTATTTCTAACATAATCTAGTATATAAATATTATTATCTGGAGTTACAGCTATAGCCATAATAACACTAAAATCAGTATTACGTCTAGCTGAATCTGTAGCTGGATCAACTCCTACAAATACATTACATGGTTTAGGATCATCTCCATCCGGTATTATAAATGTTAATTCTGAGTCAGGATCTTTTAAAAACTTGCCATCCCAATATTTTATATGATCTCTCGTAAATATAGAGTCTGCTTCATTCTGTACTTCCATCATATATTCTTGATAGAATTTCTGAGGAGTACCTGAGTCAGAATAGAATTTTTTCTTTCTAGCCATTTCTTTATGTCCAAACCATGAAGGCCATAAAGTAGTTCCATCGTCTTGTAAAGCTTTATATGTTATAACATCCCAGGAATAATCTTCTCCCTTCCTTGTAGCTTGATCATATCCTACGAGTATTCTTTGTATAAATGCATCATAATGTACAGGAGTTCCATTTATTCTTAATCTTCCAGATCCAGGTTCTAATGCAGGGAATACTACAGCTGTTACTAAGTTTGATATTTTATTTCTAGATTCAGGAGTTATAGTATTATTCTCGTCTTCAAAGTCATCTAGTACAATAAGATCATATCTTTTATGTAGTTTAGCTCCGCCTCTAATACCTGATAAGTTTGATTTTGATATTAATTTACATCTATTTTTTAATTCTATATCATCCTCTGTCCACTTCTTTCCTCGTAGATCTCCAAAGTAATATCTTAATTTTTCATTAAATTCTAAGTGGTATTTTATATAATCTAAGTTAGGTACGGATATTTTAGAACTTGCGGCTACCCATCCATAAAAGAGGGGTTCTGTAGTAAAACAGAAATCATGTAGTATATTGCACTTAGTTAAAACCGTCTTACCATGACCCCTAGGTAATATAATAGCTAATTGTCTTTTATTTAAATCCATTAAAGAATCAGCTACTTCATAATGGAAAAAGGGTGTTTCTGAACGCATAAAATCTTCATGAAGAAATAACTTTCCAAAAGCTATTAGATCTTTATTAGCTAATTGTAATTGCTCTTCCATCTGATTGACGTTATGAAGATTTATATTAGACATTTATTCCGCATATTTATTATTTATGTCCAGTCTTATCAATCCATTCTTCCTGAGGTATTACCTTCTTTATTGAACCCATAATTTTATCTAAAAAACTCATTAAGTTAGTACCTACTCCTTAACTTTTCTTTTTTAGGAGGCATTAGTCGCTAAAATCAAATATATCTTTAAATTTATTCTTTACACTATGCCACATCTTTTCACTGTGTGTATTTATCTCCCATCTGCGTATTGCACCTTGTATTTTATCAGATTCTATCTTTATACGTCCATCAGGATAATATACATCTGCAGAGTCTAGATATTCCATACTTAATAACCGTAAAGCCGCTGCTTCGTTAGGATCCCACATAGTATGATTCTGTTGAGCATGTGTAAATATATCTTGGTCTGCTTGATTCCAATTCACATCATCTCCTGCACCTTCAGGCTTCTTTTTAGAGTAGTAAGCTCTACCTCCTAAAAACCCACTCCTTGGTTCTTTTTTATCAGACATTATTCATAATCTCTAGAAAGAATATCATCCCGAAGAGCATTATATTCCTTATGTTGTTTCGAAATATCTTCTCCTTCTTTGTAATGAGATTGCCCAAATCTCACTTTTTCTAAGTCAAATAATCGATTTAATTCATCAGGCGTTACCCCATATTTATTCTTAGTTCCCCAGTTCAAATTGCTCATTACTTTGTCTCGCACACTTTCTCCTTGGGTTTTTTTATACCAACTGTCTACATCATCGATATTAGAACCAACTCCAGGATTTGCTTTCCTAAATTTCTGAATAGTATGTTCTAAATCTCTTTTTGGCTCTAGGAGTCCTTCTAACCAATCATTTCTAGTTTCCCAATCATCTTTTTTAAACATTCCAGCAGTAGGATCTGCTGTAGCAGCATTCATGTTATTAAAAGCTGCTGAATCAATATTATCTGCCATTGCTTATCTCCTTTGGCCTTTCAGCCTCTTGTAACGCATCTTTACTAAAGCCTTGGAAGACAGCTCCTGTAAGTTGCGTTGTTTGTGTTTTACTCTTATCTTCCATATCCATAATGTCCGATAATTTAAATAAAGCTTTTAATTTAGATTCTTCTTTACTATCTTCTGAATCTATTACACCCTTTATGTTTCTAAGGATATATGTCTCGTCTATACCTAATTCTTCCATGTAAGGAATTAATTCTTCTTTCATAGCTGTTTTTATCCTTGTAGTCTTTATTAACTGACCAGCTCTATAGTTAGCATAATGAGGGTTATTTGTAGGGAAAGCTTTTAAATAAGCCTTCATAGGATCTTCTCCTCTACTAACTAGCTGTACAAATAACTCTTCTTTATTAGAGAGTTTTTCTCTGTCATGTAAGCGCTCATTACGCCCTATATCTCCTCCAAATGAGTATATATTAACTCTTTTAGAAGTATCCATTAAAGTTTTATCTGCCACTATAAAAGTGCCTGTACATGTCCCTAAATACCGGCGTTCTTTAATCTTGCCCTTAGGTTGGAACATCTTCCCTTCCCTAAGTATTTGTATATAACAGTCATCATCAGCTTTTACCCAGTCGCCTATACTGGCCGCTTTCCAATCCTGAAGACAGTCAAGCCCCCGAGGTAACTCGTCTTCAGAATCAAATACCGTATGTTCTACTTTATTTACTTTGTAATGCCTCATTAAGCTACTCCAATTACATCACTCATTACATATTTAGCTAACTCTTGTGGCAATTCAATATCTAAATCTTCAACAGTAAATAATATCACTTCATCTCCTTCGTCAAGTACTTCTATATCTGTTACAGCGCCAGTTTTAGTATTAAATCTTAATGCTAATATTAGCTCTTTTTCCATATTTACTCCAAATCTTAATTTCATCGGGATACAGTTCTCCCCTGAGCACAAAAGTACTTTTTAAAAAATTTAAATTTTAAATTTCACTTAAGGCCAGTAATAGCTCCCATACCTTTAGCTTATAATAAAACAATTTTCACTGGTTATCGGAGAAAACTTAGTCTACTATATTGAAGACCTACAATCCAACGTCTGACCCATTTAGCAGAACCATCTCAGGGGTACTAACTGGGTGATAACTAAATAATAGCTACCAGTGGGAATAATATACAATAATTTTCATATTTCAACAAAGGTTTTAAAAATAGGACCATTTTGGTATATAGAGTTATTATTTACCCTACCCCCCTATCGGGGGGATTATGATATATATAATTAAGTTAATTTTGATTTCATTTTTATTGTTTTTATGTTTAATTATGGAGTTTATATGGCAACAGTCATTGATTGGGCTGAACGTTTTATGAGTCTTATAGATTTATATCATGAACAGCATAATGCAGCACCAATGTATAGTTATAAGAGTAGAATAACTAAGACCAAAGTCTTAAGCAAGTACAGTATTAAGATGGAGTTCATAGATAATCTAACAGAGATGTCTGTACTATGTGATGATGCAGAAGTAAATGGAAAAATAGACAAACTCATTCAAAAGTATGAGCGTGCTTAACTATTAACTGACCGAAATGTCATTAAACTATTTTTTCCTTATGTGTTTATGTATGTATTAGTACCAACATAGACCCAACATTGTATAAGTAATCTTAATTGGTTTATGTTACTTGTATAATTTAGCCTGTCTTAAAGAACCCGATAGGAGTATTCCACCAAAAGCAAGATAAAGGTGTACATCTCACCCAAGAGGATAAAATGGGTCTTGCAAAGATTTAATTTCTAAGGTAAAACCATTCAGACCTTTTGCAACAATGGACAACACTGATTATGTATTGCAAGGACATAATTAGATAGAAAGGAGCCTTGCTACTCTTAATGCAGCCTGATGACGGTCACAAGCCCGTGTAATGCAGAGTGGGAGTTTATATTTAATAATACATAATATTACGTGGAGCAAGAAACTATCTAGCTAAGTGCGATAATGATAGGTGAGTGTCCTTTAGGTGATGTGGGCTATAACTTAACTTAAAAACCTATGATAAACTGTAGTAGCTACAAAGAGCTATGATCTACGGAGAGAGCAGGTGATGCCAGTAATATTTTGTGTAAATTTATAACGGAGGTATTATGTTTTTA